TTATCTGTATTTGTTGCTGCAGTAGGAACTAGGTTACGATTTACTGGAGTTGGGCTATGTATATCTGTTGCTCTTTGGTATTTGCCAAACTCATCAGCATTTGCTTGTCTATCTTCCATAAGTTTAGCAAACTCTGGGCTAACTTTCTTTAGGTGTTCTTCATCATCTACACCAGCTTTGGCTTTATGTTTAGCAATTGCAGCTTCAGTTTTCTTTGTTGCTTTAGACGCTTTGGCAGCACCCTCATAGTCTTTCTTGAGTTCTTTTGTAGAAGCAGTGCTACCTAATGCTCTTTGTTGCTCAACGAATTTATCACGTTCTAGTGTTTTATTGAAAATACCACCAACATTAAGTGCACCAAGCATTGTCTTTTTAAGACCACCAGCTGAACCAAACTTTTCCTTAAGACCTTCTTTTTTATCAGCCATCTTTTCACCAAGAGTCTTAAAGGTTTTCATACCTTTCGCCATCTCAGCAATGTTCTTTGCTTCTTTATCCCATTCTTTTTGGAAATCTTCTTGTAGTTTGTAAGTGCGACGACTGGCTTTTAGTTGGTCTTTAGCTACCCTCAACATCTCTTGTTGAATTTTACCATAGTCAACTGGTGCAGATGCTGGCGCAGTAGGAGTTTCTGCTCGCTTAACTTCTTTAGATAAGTCCAGTAGAGTTTTAATAGAAGTAAGTTCACCAAGAGCCATTGCTTGAGTTTCAAGTAACTTAGCAAAAGCAACATCGTCCCAAGCGACTACTGATTGGGTAATCGTCTGTTGTAGGTTAAACCCTTGCTCAGCTGGTTTTTGTTTTGGTGGACTTTTTCTTTTTGCCATTTTATTATCTCTGCTGGTTAGCTGCTATTCTTTGTTTTTCTTCTTCTAAATACTGGATCAATAATGTGGTATAAACTTCTCGCTCAAACGGTATCATATTTTCAATCTCTGCCAGAGAGTATTTGTGGTACTGCATCAAAGCGAAGTTTAGTTTATAATAGTTCGCCAAGTTTTCATGACAGAGATTCATTAAAAAAAACTTTGCATACCCTCCAAGGTTTTCTTATGATGTAGATTGCAAATTGGGCAATCATACTCTACATCTTTTTTAATCCTTGGTAATGTAGCAAAGAAGTTTTGAACCTTAACAAACTGCTCAGAGTTTAGATTATAAAGGAAGTCAAGAAGTTCTTGTTTCTTTTGTTCTTTTGCATAATGAATTTTATCGCCTTCGTAGATTAGTTCAATACAATCAGCGACAATATCAAAAATGTTATCAAGATCATCTGAATTGGTCTTTTCCAATTTAGTCATAATCTCAATAGTAGGATACTTCATCATAATACCAACTTCACCAAACAAGTCAATCTTATTAGTGTGACCTTCTGGCGTTTCTACTTCAATCTTAGTAAGATCAATTGAGATCTTTACTCTGGCTTTATCATTCTGCTCACCATGATCAACATCGCATGGAAAGAACAATTCGATAATCTCACCAACAGACTTTGCTCGAATTTGAGTAAAGATATACTCAAGGTCAAACGTAGAAAGAGAATCAGGATCTACCTTATCTAAGATACAAGATCTAATTACATCTTTCAAAGTATCAACCATAACAACAATGTCTTCACTTTGTTGCGCAATTAATATTGACTTTTCTTCTTTGACCAAAAATGGGCGATACTTAACACTCTTTTTAGTAGAAGGGATCACCAAGTTATACGTTGGTGTGCTCATCACTGGCAATGCCATAATTACTCTCCTTTATTCATATTCTTAATTAACTTATTCAACTCAGCTGTGCTACCTACAAAGATAGCATTATTCGTCACCTTATCACCAGCACCTTTCTTTGGCGCATCTAGTTTTTGTTTCTGTTGATGTATATCCAATAGTTGTTGGTTTACATCAGCAAGTTGTTTCATAAGGTTACCCACGACTTCAAAAGCACGTGGGTGTTCAGATTGTTTAGCAACTTCTAATGCATGGTACAAAGCATTCTGACCAGTTATTAGAAGTTCACGTAGATTCGCTCTAGTAGTTTCGTAATCAGTTTCAATCTTACCTTCTGGTGTTTTTACAATTTCACCAGTAGCGTTATCAATCACTTCAAGTTGCTTTTCTTGAGGTGCCATATTAAACACCTCGGATAATGTATCATCAATTTTCATATTAGTCGTTACGTGTATTTCTAGTTTGCGGATCAGAAGGATCTAAACCACCACCGAAACCACCACCGAATGCTGTGGGAGTTGGTTTCGCAACTGGTGCTGAACCAAAGGTTGATGGAGCGAACGCTGGCGCAGGTACATTAGATGCTGCTGGCATGCTTGGTGCAAAGGATGTTGTTGGTGTGGTAGTAGCATTGTTTGCGCTTCCTGCAATCTTTTCTTGTGTGCGACCAAAGGCAGCGATACCTAAAACAGCACCCATGGCGATGTGAAATAAACCAGCACCTTGTAGAGTTAGGGGGTTCCACTGAACTAATTGTTGATGTTGAACAGTTTGAATTAATGCCCAAAGAATTGGGAAGATAACCATATCAAAGAAACAAACGATCATATACATCCAACCCATGGCTGGACGCCATTTCTTCTGCATCCAGTCTTCATCTTTTTTAACTTCTTTAATTTCTTCTGCCATTTTATTACCTCTTTAAAATACCTGGGAGTTTTGTGACAACTTTCGAACCGACTGCACCGATTGCGAAATTCTTTAACCTATTCATAAACGAATTCAATGGATCTTTCTTAGTTTGAACTGCAGATGCAGTTTCATTAAAAATTGGATTATATGTACTTGGTGAATCGCCCAAGAAATTATATGGAGAAAACCCACCATCAGTAGCATCAGTATTCTCAATTTCTTGCGCACCAATATGATAATATTTGTATGCAAAGTTTACAGATAATTTCATAATATCTTTATTCCCATGGTCTAACTGTATGGCACCAATACTCTTTGGGAATGCTTCAAATAATTTTACAGCATATCTTGATTGATTTTTTAAATCTTGAACTTCAATAACAATATCACATGTGTAATTATCATAGTAGTTAAAGTTTCTTGTTCCTGGATTTTGAATATACGTCATCCAATTATCAAACAGTAATTTAACCTTCATTGATGTATCAATGTAAAACGACATATTTACATCTTCATATAATCTTTCGTATGGCGCTTTTCTAATTTCACCATAAGTTCTCATATCTGATGTATTAAAATTTGTTCCTGGTAGTTGAACTTGATCACATAACAAAAGAGCATCACGCATCCAACCATTAGTACCCAAGTCCATAATCCTGCTATCAGGACTTGCAAAAATACCTACGATAAATCGGTTGTTCCTAGCAAGACCATCTTGCTTTACTTTTGATATAAAATCGTTTAATGGGGATTGTGCCATTTATGCTCTTCTTATAATTTTTCTGGAATCTGCCCAGACTTGTTGTTTAGATGCGCCCACAAATCGTTCAACAGGTAATAACATAGCAGTTGCCCAATCTTCTGAGTAGACTTGTCTAAATTGGCTTCTCACATGACTAGATAAATATTGTTTTACGCAAGGTTTAGCTGCAGCGAAACGAGAAACTCCGTCAATTAATGCCCAGCTGTATTTAATCTTTGTTGTTTCATCCCAGCGACTATTGTTCTTAAATACTAATAATTCGTCTAGTAATTTAATACGTAGATCGTATGATAGATAGTGCATATTTAAACCATAGAATCCGTCTTGGGTTTTTCTAAAAGGAAACACCAATGGGAATCTATCATAATAAGGTAGATCGTCTTTTGTTTTTGGATCATATACATACATGTATAAATTTCCAGGAACAATACCTGACCTTAAATGGCTTGGCTCACCCTTCAACACTTTATTTGGGGTGATGTTTTGTTGCGCCATTGACGCAACTTGTTTTTCAAACCAGCCTCTAGATCTCTTTACCGCAGTTAAAAGATCGAACTTGTTCTGGTCGAAAACATCTTGGATTGGTTTCTTGATAGCCATATTCTTTATTTAGGTCAAACCAAGCCAAGTTCTTTTTCTGTTATGATTTTAAATTCCCAACCACGATCTTTGCAGTATTCGGTCGCTGCTTTCCATTTGGCTTGGTTTTTGATATAAGTCATAGATTCAGTGATGTATTTTTTGGTTTGACGTCCAGGATACTCTGGTGGAACACATTGTTTAGCTGGTTTTACCTCAACCAGATATCGCTTTAATGAACCATCTTTTTGTTGAACTTGGATCTGAAAGTCTACGAAATAACGATGTATCTTATTATCGGTTGGGCAACGATATGGGACTACAGTTTCTTCTGATTGCCACTTTATAATACTCGGATTCTTATCGCACCAAGATGCAAAACGAGTTTCCCAACTAGATCGCATGATAATGTTGGTTGGGTCTCCAGTGTATTTTTCTGGAT